ATATGGCCGAGCGATTTGAAAAATACTTTGATGAGTGTAAGGCCAAGGAAAAGACGCCGACCATATCAGGCCTAGCAGTGGCATGCGAGATAGACGGGGATACACTGCAGCGATATAGCTATCGACCGGCTTTTGCGGGGCTGGTAAAAGCGGCCAAAACCCGCGTCATGGCGTCCATGGAGGATTTGCTTATGCTATCTCGTGCCAACGCGGGCGTGATTTTTGCTATGAAAAACCGCTTTGCATGGGCTGACAAGACCGAGGTGCTGAGCCTGAGCCTGTACGCCACGATGAGCGAAGACGATCTCAAGACCAAGATCAGGGACATGCAAGGGCATGAAGGGCATGGGTGATAGAGCGTGCACACAGTGCACACCACAAGATGTTGTGTTTTGCGATTATGTAAACCCGGATAAAACAGGCTGAAAATATCATGTGTAAAGATATCAGGCACTTAGCCAAAAAAAAGGGTTTACATAATAGATATTATCGGATAAGCGGGCGTTCAGAATGAAAGTAAAGTCGAGGAAAGTTAGAGTGGTCCATGGCTGGCTGGCCGTGTCAGTGGCACTAGGGATGAGGTCTCGGTCCCGCTTAAATACACGCACGACCGACCGGCCAGTGTCTCAGACTGCACGAAAAACCCGTGTATGGGGAGGGGGGGGGTCGAATCCGCCTCTCACGAATATATATGTATTCCCTCTTTCAGTCCGGTCTGTGCAAAAGCGCCGGAGATGAGACAGTAACATGAAACATGAAAAGTCTGGTATTCCTATATTTCTTGTTGAGGCCCACGGGATTAACACCATTTATGGTATTTATGGTGTTTTTTCTACCTTTGACAATGCGCGGGTTTATGCTGAGGCCTGTATTGCGGCTCCGGCTGACGGTGACGGTTATCATTCATTTTTGGTTGTGGAGTATATATTGGATTCCAAGGATTCTGACGGCACGGTTCTATATAAGCATGAGGGTAACTTTGGTGTGAAGGGTAAACTTGGTAATGCCTAAAGCTGCTCGTAAAATGCGTCCATTTTCTCAAGAAGAGCTTGACGGGATGTCTCGTGATGAGCTTGAAGAGAGTTTAATTCTTTTAGAGGAGCTTGACCAGCGAGCGAAGCGGCGAGCTATCTGGAAATATTATCCAGAGGATGGTCCATTGAGCCGTCATAATTACCCGAAGCACATCGCTTTTTTGAATGCGGGTGCTAAGTATCGGGAAAGGCTACTAATCAGCGCCAACAGAATTGGAAAATGTTTAACATCCCAAACGCTTATTGACACCCCTGTCGGGCGAAAGACGGTTGGGGAATTATATGCTGCTGGCAAGCCGTTCAAGGTGTATGCGTGGGATGTGGAGGCTGGCGAGAGGGTTATTGCTGATGCGGGGGTTCCGTTTAAGAAGGGTGGTAAAGAACCTTGTGTCAGGTTTAACATGAGAGACGGCCAATGGGCAGAGATGGCGCTCAACCACCGGATTCTTACGGATTCTGGTTGGGCTTTTGTTTCTGATATACTTTCCCGTTGTGCCGAGCCGTCCTATTTTCATATTCCAGACACGAAATGCGATATGGCATGTAAGGGTAATAGAATTGTCTTGGCCTACCCCGTTGGTTTTCAAGATGTTTATGATTTTGAGGTGAAAAAGTATCACAATTACATTGCTGGGGGGTTGGTTCACCATAATACTGAGGGGATTGGCGGCTATGAGGTTGCTCTGCATTTAATTGGTATTTATCCTGACTGGTGGGAGGGCAAGCGTTTCAAGCAGGCTGTCCGTGTTTGGGTAGCTGGTGACACGGCGAAGACGACCAGGGATATTATCCAGGCGAAGTTATTTGGTCCGAGTGGTCGTGAGGGTGAGGGGTTGATCCCTGGTCACACGATAATCAGGACTACAAAGAAGCCTGGGACGCCTGATGCGATAGATCAGGCTTGGATACGTCATAAGAGTGGTCAGGCGTCATTATTGACGTTAAAGAGTTATGATCAGCGGCGTGAGGCTTTCCAGGGGACGGAGCAGGAGTTTATTTGGTTGGACGAGGAGCCGCCTTTGAGTATTTACAGTGAGTGTGTAATGCGGACGATGACTACCCAGGGTTTAATCATCATGACATTTACGCCTCTTATGGGTGTGACGGAAGTTGTGAAGTTGTTTATGCCGGACGGGACGCTGAGTTCGGCTGTGAATGTGGGATAAGCGATTCATGTGTAAGCTGGTTTCTGTCATTAAGCCGAAAAGGGGTAGTGTCTGGACAAAGGGCAAGAAGATTTTGAGGCGGGAGAAGGAAGAGCGGTAGGTCGACTAGGGAGGTTTCAAGTTGGCGATAGACTTTGACACGGATAGATACAGCCATTTCTTTACGCTTGAGAGTGGGGCTTTCAAGAGTATTGTTTTGTCTGGTTCGATGGTTTGGGACAGTGGGATTGGCGAGTGGGTCAAGATGGTCCAGCCGTCTATCACGATTAATGCGGACGACCTAACTGTTACGATGGGTGATCTTGAGAAGCTGGCGGCGGGTAATTACTGGAAGGACATGCGAATTGCTTACTCGGGTGATGATTTGATTTACGAGGGGCGGAATACGACTCATAAGGCGTCTGAGGATGCAGCGACCTGGTATATTTGGAAGATGACCTACGTAAGCAATAAGATGACGAGGAGAGAAGGGCCGTTGGTCGGCTCCTGGACAGGAAGGGCGGCGTTGTCATGGGCATAGTTTTGCGAAGTGCGGGCAAGATTACTCTCCACAAGAGGTCTGAGAATATATTTGTTCAGCAGTGGACCTCTGGGCGGGAGTTTTCCCTTGAGGACAAGAGGGTTGAGTTGCAGAGATTGCTTGGTGAGAAAGCACAGATTATCAGTGAGCCCGAGCCTTCTGACAAGGAGCTTATCGAGTGGGCCAGGGATGGCACTGGACGGCACCCTTACTATGAGATGCAAGAACAGCTTGTTGAAATAAACGCAAGAATTGTTGCAGTTCAAGACATTATCACGCAGTGCGAGGCGTTGTAAGTGGCAATAACTCTTGACATAACACAGCTCGGGACACCTATAAATCTAAACGGTGTGGCTGGCGCAGTTGGGGCTGACGGATTGCCAGATGGTAACTACTATATTCGAGTCTGTGCTGAGAGTACCGGCGCTTGTAGTTGGGTTATATATCATCAAGGTGACCCTTCAGCCGAACTCGGGCCGATAGCTTGTGCGAATGGAGATGGATTAAACAAGATTACATTGACCTGGGATGCCGTAGTAGATGTGACATATTATAATGTCTATTTACGAGAAGCCGGGGATGCTGATTACTATGAGAAGAAATATAATGAGAGACTTAATGCTTCAACGAGCACAAATAGTATCACGATTGACAAGGCTTCCGAAATGGGACGTGATCATTGGGACACCTTTGCTTCTCGCTTAACTATGCCTGGTGGTTTGAGTAAAGATATTGGTGGGATTAGGATAAACTTCACCGGCTCAGGAGACATTGAAGACCTTTACGATCAATTAGTCACTGATGGCTATGGCGCTTATGTCTTCTATGATGGCTGGTCATTTGTCCTTAAAGGCTCAATCTATTTGACAGGAGCGGTTCAGGCAACGCTTGATGCAACAAAAAAGGTTCATTTCGTTTTTATTAAGGGGACTCTTAACTCCAGCAATACTCATGTAGGCACGGCATTTCCATTCGGGGAATTATCAAATAATCTTGGGCGAAGCGGTTGTACTTTTCATGTGTTAAACTATAATGGATTTATTTATTGCCAAAACGGAATCGCTTTTTATAGCTGCATTTTCCTTCCTTATTATAAGAACGAAGGCCTCTTATTTAAATCTGGGGGAATTGTTATAGAATTGGGCTCCACCGGGGAACTTCAGGGCGGTTTTTTTGAGGGGAATTTAAATCCAAAGGCAAATACTTCTGATCTTACAGTCTTAAACAATAACATTTATTTGCAAAGTAAAGACAAAACACATACCGACCTTGTTCACATTAATTCAGATGGGTCGAAGTATTCAGCTTTAGCTCTGTATGGCCTTTACAGTTCTGGGTGTAAGTTTATTAGGTTCATATCAAAGTCTAAATCAGATGGAACAGGGGACCATATTCGATGGAGGGGTGGGTCCTATTCTAACCCTGTAAATTTCAACAACACATCTTTTAACAGCGCAAACGGCCGTCCAAACATGGATGGGACAAGTGGGTCTTGTATATTCACAAGGGATTTCAATGTTGAGATCGAGAATGATGCTGGTGATTATGTCTCTGGCGTGACAGTTGATTTAGAGGACAAGGATGGAAACGCTGTCTGGACACAGGGGACTAAATCGACCGATGCGACTGGCAGGCTTGCCGCAGATGTAGAGGTTACCTTTGAAAGCTGGTTAGATAATGTTTGGACGGTTGAGACGCCGTTCACCCTGACTTTAAACAAAGGCGAATCAGACGAGCTTGTCATTTACGATCTTGGTCTTGCCGGTCTCGGTGCAGTGCCATTTTTGGGGCAGTATTCGTTGCCGGTTGCCGGAGGCGGTGCAGACGTTGAGATCGAGGTCAATTCCGGGCGGCTGATGAAAAGGTTGTCAGATCAATTAATGCTACAACTGTAAGGAGATTAAGATGGCTAAAGGTTTAAGATTCGCTATCATCAGGACGTTTAACCTGAAAAATACAGAAGTGGTAGCGGAATACAATCTGGACCAAATAAGGGACAAATTGGCGGTCTTGGTTAAAGATGGGTTAGTTTTGGCGATAGACCAGCGGGACCCGCCCAAAGGACTATTCCATAAAAAGTCTGCCACTGATGCCTGGGGGTGGATGGAAATACGAGCGGCGGTTGAACGGGCGTTTACCGCTATCAGAGAAGAATATGAAAAAGAAACGCTTCGCATACCTTAGCACCGAGGTCGTTTGCATAAATGGCACCTGAACCCACCATCGACCGTTCGTCTCAATTCGTGATGAGTATCACTTGGGAGGATGCCCCTCATTTGGGAGAAAAAGAGCGGAATGACTATCTTGCGAGTATGCCTGCGTATCTCAGGGCGGCCAGGACAAAGGGAATCCCGAGCCTTGGGGCTGGCGCGGTGTATCCGATTGCAGAAGAACGGCTTTTGATCGAGGATTTCGCTATCCCCATTCATTGGCCTAAAGTTTACGGAATGGATGTTGGGTGGAACTGGACCGCCGCAGCGTGGGTTGCCATAGATGAGCAGAATGACACTGTTTATTTGTACAATGAATATAAGGCGAAGCAAGCCGAGCCAGCGGTTCATGCCGCGGCTATCAGGGCCAGGGGGCACTGGATACCAGGCGTGGTTGATCCGGCGGCCAGGAGTTCGAGCCCGGTTGACGGGAAAAAATTATTCTCAGAATACCTTGACCTTGAATTAGACCTTTTCCCGGCTGAAAATGCAGTTGAAGCAGGAATCTTTGCCGTGTTGCGGCGGATGTCTGAAGGGCGGTTTAAGGTCTTTGAAAGCTGCCGGGCCTGGCTGGCCGAGTTCCGCATGTATCAGCGTGATGAGAAGGGCCATATCAAGAAGGTGAACGACCATCTCATGGATTGTACCAAATATATTGAATTGAGCGGCCTTCAACGCGCCATGGTCGTGCCGGACGATAATGATTTATATTCAGACGAGTCTCTCTATTCTGCCCGGTCAACAGGCCGGAGCGATGTGACAGGATATTAAATGTCTGTAAAATTATTGGATGAATATCAGCGGACAGAGAACGTCGCTAAAATTCTTGATGATGACGTGCTTTCGCGCTTGTCTTTGGATGTGGTCCAGAAATACGACACGGACAAAACGAGCCGGGCCGAATGGGATGACCGCATGGGCAAGGCCATGGACTTGGCGATGCAGGTTGCAGAGCCCAAAAATTATCCTTTCGAGGGCGCTTCAAATGTTAAGTTCCCGCTTCTGACCGAAGCTGCAATCCAGTTCAATGCAAGGGCGGCGGCGGTGGTGATCCAGGGGAAGAAAATTGTCAAGGCCAAGGTGACGGGCCGGGACCCCGATGGGGCGAAAGAGGCTAAGGCTGATAGAAAATGTGAACACCTCAATTATCAGCTCTTAGAGCAGATGGACGATTGGGAAGACGATATGGATAAACTCCTTATCGGGCTGCCTATTGTGGGGTGTGAATTTAAAAAAACCTATTGGTCGCCGGTTGAGCGTAAGCCCAAAAGCGATCTTGTCAGGGTCAAACACCTGATATTTAACAACGACATTGACTTCAGACATCTCCCGCAGATTACCGAGGAGGTTGAACTCCAGCCGCATGAAATCAGAGAACGGCAATTATCGGGGGTTTTCCTTGATATTGATCTTTCCATTGACATGACTGGCGAAGATCAGCCCTTACACACGGAGAGGGTGGCGTCTGATTATTTATTTCTGGAACAGCATGGCCGGTATGACTTAGATGAGGACGGGTACAACGAGCCATATATTGTCACTGTCCATGCCCGGACAGGAAAGGTTGTCAGGGTAATCGCACGGTTTGACGCTGACCAGGTTTTCATAGGTTTTAACGATGAGATGATTACCCTGGAAATGCTGAGGGTGATGGTCGAAAGGGAAGGGACCTGGCCGACAGACGCCGGTAAAATGGAGATTGTGCGGATAAATCCGGTTGATTATTATACCCGTTATATTTTCATGCCGTCACCTGACGGAAGCCCGCAGGGGTTAGGGCTTGGAGCACTCCTTTATCCGATTAACGAGTCGGTGAACACTTCGATTAATCAGATGTTCGATGCGGGGACCCTCCAGATGAACGGCGGGGGTTTTATCTCTGGCGGACTCAAGATGAAGCGCGGCAAGGTTAGATTTAAAATGGGGGAGTACAAACAGGTGAGCGGGGCCATGGAGGATCTCCACAAGAGTATTTGGAGTTTCCAACATCCTGGCCCGTCAGATGTTCTGTATAACCTTCTTGGTTTTCTGATAGACGCAGGCAGGAATATCAGTTCGGTCAAAGATATCATGATGGGGGAGCTCCCTCAAGGCGATGTCCCGGCTACGACAACCTTGGCTGCGATTGAACAGGCGCTGCAGTTATTCACAGGTATTTACAAGCGGATTCATCGAAGTCTGAAGCAAGAGATTATAAAAATCCAAAGGCTTAATAGGCTGTATTTGAGGGAAGATGAATATCAGGCAATTCTGGATGATGAGTTCGCCACACTTGAGGATTATCGGGATGACGGAACCGATGTGCAGCCAATTTCAGACCCAAGCATTGTTTCTGAGACACAGCGGCTTCTAAAGGCGCAAATGCTTGCGCCGTTTATGAATGATGGGGGGTTCCATGGCTATGAGATCAGAAGGCGGCTGATGGTTGCCATGGACCAGCCAAATGTCGAGGCCCTTTTGGTGAAACAACCGCCCCCGACTCCTGACCAGGTTAAACTTCAGGCTGACATGCAGAAGGAACAGGCCAGGCTAAACGTTAAACTAAAGGAACTGGACGCTAAGGCGGTGAAATCCGAGGCCGAAGCTATCCTGGCTATGGCGCGGGCCGAAGCGGCTGAACAAGGCATACAGATTGATGAGTATAAGGCCCAGATTGAAGAAATGAAGGCGCGGAACGCGGCGCAAACGAAGGAAGGTGGTGGCAATGGACAAGGAGAAAAGGCAGAAGGCGGAGCAGGAGTGGAAGGAGTGGCGGGAGGGAGCGAAGACACGGGAGTTTTTTGAGTATCTGGCGAAATTTCAGGAAAGTATCAAAGAGGCATGGGTTGATATGCTTTCAGTGGAACCGAGCCCTAAAAAAGAAAACGACATGCGAAGACAGTATGAATGGATAGGCGAAATAATAGCAATCGAATATGAAGATATTCACAACTTTTATGAGGAAAAATTATGACAAACCCAAGTAAGGCCCGCCCATTGAAATACAGATGTCTGCTTTTGCCTGAAAAAGTGGACGAAATGGCTGGAGAAGAAAAAATTATCAGAAAGACGACCGAGACAATTTTCAGGGAACAGACTGAGCAGGTAAAGGCAAAACTGATAGCAAAAGGCAGCATGGCTTTTACAGTTGATTATACCGGTGAGGAATATGCCGGAGCGCCACAAATCGGCGACACTGTTTTGATAATGAAGTTTGCCGGGGTTATTGTGGAGGGTGATGACGGGCTGGATTACAGGCTGATTAATGATGAAGAAATCATAGTAATTTGGGAGGGGAAAAGCAATGACTGAAGAACAAACAAACCCAAAGGATGACGTAGAAAGCCGGGCTCGGAATATGGGTTGGGCGGACGAGGAAAGTTTTCGTGGTTCCCCGGACTTATGGGTATCCGCCGAAGAGTTTGTGCGCCGGGGCGAGAATGAAATACCCATAATGAGGGAGCGGCTTAGGGCCATGGACTCAAATTTGAACAAAAGCAACCTGGAAAGAAGCCGGTTGGAAGGTAAAATTGACAGCCTGACTAGATCTCAAGTTGATCTGGCTAATTCATTGAGCAAGGCTGCTTATGAGCGGGCCAGGAAAGAGATTGAGGCTGAGAAACGGGATGCGGCGGAAAACGGCGACCTGGATCGCTTTGACCGGGCGCAGTCCAAAATTGACGATCTTGATACTGCGGTTGAAAAGGTCCAGCCTCCCGAACCCCCTGCCACCAATCAACAGTCAGGGGACCATCCCGACTTTGCTGGTTGGGTGAGTCAAAACCCGTGGTATAACGACGATTACGAAATGTCGTCGGAAGCCGACCGCTACGGGGCTTTTATGGTTAGTAAGGGGCGAGCGACTCCTGGCCGGGACGTCTATGACAAGACGACGGCGCATATCAAAAAGAAATACCCCGAAAAGTTTGGGGCTAAACCGTTACCGGCGGGGCAGGCTTCGGTTGAGGCAGGCAGCGGTTCTATGGGGGCTGGCAATGCTGGCGGGGCCAAGAAACGCTCCTATAATGGGCTACCAGCAGACGCAAAAGCTGCTTGCGACATGCTTGTTGCAGAAGGAATTTTGACCAAAGAACAATACGTAAAAGATTACGAGTGGGAGAAATAACATCATGACCGAAAACTTGAAGGAACCAAACGAGAAAAAAACCAGGGGGCGGCCTAAAAACAGGCCTGGACCGGACCGGGCTGCACGAATACCGCTTGGGGTAAGGCGTGCGAAACTTACAGCCAAACCAATACCGGGGTACAATCTGCGGTTTATCAATGATACGCCCGGGCGAATAGCCGCGGCCCAGCAGGGTAGTTATGAATTTGTATATGAGGAAAATGCTATCAAGGGGGCGGTCGCCGCTTCTTTAAGCTTGGGCAATGCAGAGATCGCCAGTAACGACCTGGGGTCGAGAATCAGGCGGTTCGTAGGCACAAATAAGGATGGCAGCGCCCTGTACGCTTATCTGATGAAGATTCCTACCGAGATATATGAGCAAGACCAGGCAGCCAAGGAAGCAAAAAGAGCGGTAACAGACGATCTTATCAAGAAAGGCAAATATGGTGACCAATCAGGCCGGTATGTCCCGGAAGGCGGGATACGGTTTTCTAAGGTATAACGCGGAAATTTTAACGAAAAGAGGTTTTTAAAATGGCTAACGTTGATTCCCCTTTCGGGCTCAAACCCGTCAATTCGACAAGGCTTAAGAGATGTTATCTCTCTACGGGTGAGTCGAACGACTTGTTTGTCGGCGATGCTGTGCAACTTGCTGGCAGCGCTGATGCCAAAGGTAAGGCGCCGACCGTGACCAAGGCCACGGCTGGCGACGGGAACCATATTTACGGGGTCATTACTGCATTTGATTTTGACCCGGACAATCTGACCCGGCAATATCGGGTGGCTTCGACTGCGCGGTATTGTTCCGTGAATATTGATCCCACTACTATCTATCAGATTCAAGACGATGGCGCGGCTGCTCTGGATGCCGATGCTGTTGGCTTGAACGCTGTTCTTATTTTTACTCATAGCGGAAGTACCGTGACTGGATTGTCAGGTATGGAACTCGATACAAATAGCGATGCGCCTGCGGCTGACGCTTCCAACCAACTTACCATCTTGGGCCTCTCGAACATAGAGAATAACGATCTCGGTGTTCATGCCATTTGGGATGTTCTTATTAACCTTCATACTCTCAAAGCCACCGGTGACGGTGACGGGTCTCTCGGTGTATAGGGGGAAACAGCTATGTCCGTAACTCTTATGGGAACCCTCCCTAAAACACTATGGCCGGGACTTAATGCTATCTGGGGGCGTGATTATGCCTCACATCAGGCGCATTGGTCTCGAATTTTTGAAGTTCTTAACTCGACCAAAGCTTACGAGGAAGACCTTCAAATTACCGGATACGGCCTAGCGCCGGTCAAACCTGAAGGCGAGTCCACTGTGTATGATACCGAGACTCAAGGACCGGTATCGAGATATACTCAGGTGATCTATGCCCTTGGTTTCATCGTGTCTTTTGAAGCGGCTATGAACAACCAGTATAAGGAAGTCGCCAATGGACGAATAAAGTCATTGGCGTTCAGTATGAACCAGACCAAAGAGATTGTTCATGCCAACATCTACAACCGGGCCTTTAATTCTTCTTATACGGGTGGCGACGGTAAAGAACTTTGTGCGACAGACCATGTTTCCCGTGCAGGAGATTGGCAGAATGAGCTGACCACTGCGGCTGATTTTTGTGAAGCCGCTCTGGAAGATATTCTGATTCTGATTCAGACCGCCGAGGATGACCGTGGGCACAAGATAGCATTGCAGCCGAACCTGTTAATCGGACCGCCTGAACTCTCTTTCGATTTCCATAGAGTGATAAAATCGGTCCTGCAAAGCGAAACGGCCAACAACGACACCAACGCAATTCGTGATATGGGGCTGATTAAGGGAATCGAAATCAACCCGTACCTCGATGACGCTGATGCTTTCTTTGTTAGTACTAATTGTCCTCATGGCATGAAGTCTTTTAAGAGACTAGACATTAGATTCTCGGACGAAGGCGACTTTGATACTGAGAACAACAGGTATAAGGCCATGGAAGGGTACGTGCCTGGCTGGACCGATCCTCATGGCGTATATGGAAGCCCAGGGGTCTAATATTAACCTTTAGCCGGATTTGGGGCGGGGTAGCAACCCTGCCCTGGTCCGAACCATGAATATTTTTATTTGAACCCTAACAGGGTTTCATGGGAGGACAAATAAATGCCTATCTCTAATTATCCTAATGGGTTTTCCGGGGGTGTGAATATCCGGGGGATCCCTCTTTTAAACGCCTACGGGCATAATGTTTATTGGGTTGACAGCAATAGCGGGCTGGTTGGCAAAGGGACGTTTGACCGCCCTTGTTCAACGATTGCCGCCGCCGTTGCTTTATGCGAGAACAGCAAGGGCGATGTGATTGTCGCTAAGGCGGGCCATGCAGAAGCCCCGGTTGCCACTATTACTATTGACAAAATCGGTATAACTATCATGGGCGACGGAAACGGTGCCAACCGCCCGACAATCACTCCGGCGTTCACGGTTGCCACCGATGACGTTCTTGATATCACGGCAGCCAGTGTGAGAATTGAGAACATTGTTCTTGCCGCAGGGGCGAATACAGGCGGGAATAGTATCCAGTTGAATGTTGGCGCGGCTGATTGTGTTTTCAAAAACATGGAAATTCAACAGGGCGCTATCAATTTAACCGGCGTGACTATTCCTTTAGCTGGTCACCGGGCGCAATTCATTAATTGTAAATGGCGCGGGACAGCAGCCAACCCGGATGTGGCGGTTCAGATTGAAGGCAAGTGCGATGAACTCGTTTTCGATCATTGTGATTTTGTCTTTACCGAATCGGCCGGGCTGGATGCCGCAGGAATTGCAAGCGCCAAAACCAATACCGGGATCAGAATTTCAGATTGCCGGTTTCTTGGAATGGATGCGACTGCCCTTGATTTCGATTCCTCAGCAACCGGAATTGTTGAAAGGGTCTCGGTTTACAGCACGAACGCGACAGTCAATGAGATGATTGACCCCGGCGATCTGTGCTTCTTTGATTGCAAGGTCGGATACATTTCGCTTTCCGGGGCAACAATCCCGGCGACTACGGCGACGCCTTAAATGATAAAGATTAAACAGCAAGTGCGAAAGCTGGCAATCGGATACCCTTGGGTCAGCCCCTTTATATGGACCCTTTTTGCCGAAAACGCCCTCAACCTTCAACGCCCGGAAAATTCAATGTGGTTCCGGGGGAAGGGATGGTGTCCGGCAAGAAGGCATATCCATATTTGCGAGCAAGCTATCGAGTGGGGGGCTTCCCATATTTTAATACTTGGGTCGGATCAAATTCATCCATTAGACATGATCCCCAGGCTGATTAGCCGGGTAGAAGATGATGACTGCCAGGTCATAACCGCGATGGTTCCTACGCGCGGGTGTGTACCGAAAATGCAGATGAGGCCGTTTCAGCCTATGGCCTGGCGGTTCAAGCCCAACACCAAGTTTCGGACATATAGAGGGCAAGACCTTGACGCCGACATGCTGGAAGTCCTTGACCCGGCTAAAGGCGACCTTCAGCGGGTTGACTTTATTGGTTCCGGTGTCTTAATGTTTCCGGTAGATTGCCTTTTAGCGCTCAAGAAACCTTGGTTTTCAGAGCGATTCAGCATAACGACCATGAAACGTATGGCTTCAATGGATACGGGGTTTGTTTGGGAATTAAAGGTTGTCGGCGGAGCGACTGTCTGGGTTGACATGACCATAAAGGTCAAACACTTAAACACTTTTCCTATTGATGAAACTTTCCAGGACAGGTTCCCTGATTGGCAGGAAGCCGGATATGGGGAGACAGTTCTTAACCCTTAACTGAGAGCGCCCCCCGTTTGGGGGGGCGTCATAAAAATGACGCTCTCAAGGAGAATTGAGTATGTCTGCAAAACGATTTTTAAACGGTGTTACCGATATATCCGCCGCGAACCCTCTACATGGTTTTGGCGGGCTTGACCCGACAAAGTGGTGTGTCTGGATGGAGGATTTTATCCATTACGATGTAGCCCAGGGTGATGCGGCCTGGATTCTTGATGTGGTGAACGCTGGCGCTGACGCGGTGGTTGGGCCTACGGGTGTCTTGACCTTGACTTTGACCGGGGCCTCTGATTCGCTTGGCCTTCAACTTGCCAACGGCCCTTTTCAGCTTACCTCCTCTAAAAAGGCGATTATTGAAGTTAAAGCGAAGATTGTTAAAGGTGGAGGAACAATCGGGCAGGAAGGCTTTGTGCTCGGGCTGACTTCGGTTCAGACAACTACCAACTTTATGGATGCTCCACCGCCCACGGCTCGCGCCTTTGATGACGGTATAGGATTCATGAGTTATGACGCCACAACCGATGTCATCGCCTTCCAAGGTGAAGACGATACGTTTTCTACCGAAGTAGGATGCACGACCTATGCCGATGACACCTGGATGGTCCTGTCAATCTATTGGGACGGCTCTACCTCAACTTTTTACAAGGATGATGTCAAACTTTGCGAGATCACTACGAACCCGCCAACCTCTGTTGTTTCACCAGTTTTCTTTGTTTCAGCAGGTGAAGCCCAGACCGACGCCCTGCATGTTGATTATATGCTCGTGGCGCTTGAAAGATAAGGGGGTGCAACATGGCGGCAACGACTCATGAACACTTT